GTGCGTGCAACCCCACGCCGGTGTCCATCTTTTTATTCGTAGAGATTTTGACCCCCCTACCCCTAATAAGTGTCTACTCACCTGTTCAAGCAACTCCTCGATTAGAATTTCTAGAAATATTTCTGATTTTCCAAAATTTCTGCCCCGCGTAATTCTGAGGTGCTGCCGACGGTACTCTCAAATACTTTGTATTTGCAGACCGGGGGGGAGTAAAAAGTAGCTGGACTCATGGACTCACTGGACTGTTAATTTCTATAAAATCCTAAAACGCGTATTTAATTGTCTATACTGAATTAAAATCACGATTTGGATATTCTATATATTTTAGAGTCCAGTCAGTCCGCTACTTCTTCTTTCTGATATAGACTGTTTGCTTTCCATATGGACCCATCGTCTTTCTTTTATCAGTCTTATCCCAGCCTTCTATCTGCATTAAGATAGCAGCGATGGCTCTTCCTTCTTTACCATCAAAGTCACCTTTATCCTTATTGAAACATTCGCAGAATATTTCCATCGGACTTATTTCTTCTCTTTGATAAATAGCCGGACCAAATGGTTCTTTTGGTGTGTGATAAGTATCAAACTCTTTATTGAAGTAATATCTTCTATCTTCAATGCCGAAGTCGTCCCAGTTATCAGGAAGCATCTCTTCAAGATATTTTTCGACAATACCTACACGATCATCTTTTTCCATCGCATTATTTTGGTATTGGGTAGCGATATTTAGATACTCACCACTTAGGAATAACTCTTCACCACTTTCATAGTAATGTTTAGCTTCCGCCCATAACTGGTCTTTAAAGTTCTTATCAAAGTTGAAATTAGGAATAACATTTGTGGAGTTAATCTTGATAACCCAGAATCTTCTATTGCCAGTTAAGTCTCTAAGGTAGCCTTGCTCGCCATTAACAGTGGCAAAGATAATACAACTTCTAGGATGCCATTCGACGTGTTTACCATAACTAGCACGATATTTATCATCAGTAGAAGAGATAAAAGCTTTTACCTTTTCAATATCCGCTTTACGCATACCCGCTAGTTCTTGGATTTCAATAACCCAGAAGCCTTGCACCTTCTCCCCTGCTTTCTTTGTATCTTCCATATCAGACAACTGTAATGAGTCTGAGAAGAAGTCTGGATTTACTAGTGATTTAATGATTGTTGATTTACCAACACCCTGTTTACCATCAAGAACGATGATGTTATCAAATTTGCATCCTGGTTCATAAATACGAGTCACTGCAGCGGCAAACCATTTTCTAGTTACTTCTGTTGTGTAGGCATTATCATCTGCGTCTAAATATTTGATAAATAGTGTTTCTACACGTTTGATTCCGTCCCACTTAGGCAAGTTGTCTAGATAATCTTTTACTGGATTGAACGCTCTATCTTCAGTTACTTTCTTAAAGGCGTTTTCAAAGTTCCTATCACTAAAGTCACAATAATGTTTAGCGATATAAATCTTTAATTGAGAATCATCTGTGTCTCGCCAATATTTAGTGGATGTCGCTCTAGTCCAAGGGACTTCTCCTCTCACTTCAGCAGTATTAGCCAAAGTGTTATAAGCAATGTTTTTAAGCTTTTCATCGTTTTGAAGAATGATGACTAAGTTATTAACGTCATTAGCGATAACACCATCATCATTTTTAACGAGTTGTCTCATCCAACTAAGGTCAACATCATCGTCAAAGTCTTTCTTGGCTTCTTCGATTCTTTCATCAGATATAAGTGTTTTTACTTTTTCATCGTTTCTAGCAAACTCCACCATCTTCTTAAATGAAGGTTTATCATCACCAAATAGATGGATTCTCACTAGGTTGAATGAATTAAGAGTTTGTCCAACAGCAGGATCATTCGCGTGATGAGAATAAAAGAATTTATCATCATAGTTAATCGCACCCGCTACTGAGGATGATGGGATATAGTGATATCTATTTCCGCCTACTTCTTCATAAACGTTAGGTAAGAAAGTATCGATGGCTTCACTAATTGAATAAGCTCTACAGAAGGCTCCTACTATGCCGTCTTTCTCTAGTGGATCAGCTTGTTTTCTGCCAACTGAACCACTATTGACGTGTGTCTCTTTCTCTTTCTTTGGAAGAGTTGTTAAATCATTCCAATTAGGGTATTTAGAAAGAAAAGAGTCAGGATTTAGAGGGGTTTTCTCTAATTTTTCATAAATATAGATTCCATCGTAAGGTGTACTTGGCCAATACATTAATTGGTTAGTTTGAAAGCTAACTGGGTCAACTTGTTCAATTCCTAATTCACTAGCTAATAATCTAGAAATAGCAACAAATTCATCACCTTCTACATCTCTAGTTAAAGGAATAACAATTCGATATCTTGGTGAATCTGGTCTATGCCCATGAGTGGAATATAAACAACACGTGTATTCGAAGTCTCTTTTAAACTTGTCAATGAAGCCTAGTTCAGCATCATCAAGGTCTAAAGTGACCATACTTCTATATTCCACATTATTTTTAAGCCTTTGAGGGCTATTAAGTTTACCGCCTACAAAACCACCATGATCTTTGGCTTCTTGTTTTTGGTCTTTTACGAAGTGTTTATAATCCTCCACTGTTTCGGAGGTATATATCGTTTTAGAAAGTTTTTCACATAGCTGTTCCCACGTGACTTTCTTATTGGTCCACTTCTTGCTATTGACTCGTTGTCCGATAGCGATAATTAAATCTCGCATGGATTTTAATCCTCCTCGTCATTATTAGATTCTTCATCCGCTCCAATAAATCGAGCGGCGTTCACCCATTCTTCTGGTTCGTTCTTCTTTTCCATCATTTCAATCATGAATTTCTTTGGATCGAAGTCTTTACCAAACTTCATAATGAGGATGTACTTAATTACTTCAAAGTCAGGTGGATAGTACTTTTCATCTTCAGTAACTTTTGTTTCTGTTCCACCAATAGGATTTTTTCTCATGGTTTTAGAAGTTACTTTCTCTTTATGACCCATAGCTTTGGTCTTTAAAGCAGAGAATAAATCCTGAAGTAATAAAGCTTCTCCATCAGATATGGCTTGTTGAATTTCTGGGTGTTTATCTTTTAAGGCGATAAAGGTTTGTTCAGTGATGCCTAAGTCACGACACATTTCTTTTTGTGTATAGAAAGTAGCTGAAGCCGCTTTGATATAATCAAGCTTACTCTTTAGCACACCTGTTCTTTCCCACATTTGATATGTATCTTCTTTCCTACGCATAAGCACCTCACAAAATGGAGAGAAGCACCTTAGTGGTAAGTGGCTATGTTTGTTAAAGCGCCACTCTCCAAATTAGATGATAAATCATCTAATCCAATATCGCCTAGGTGATAGATAGGTGCTATTTAGTCAATTGGCTCTTGGCCTTCATACAAAGTGCCATTATGACGAGAGCATCTAAGCACATTAACAATGAAGTCTAGTCCTCTAATTATCGTGCTTAATTCACAGTCACCACCAAGGATGATTTCAACACCACCATTACCGCTATTTTCTATTGGCTTAACTCTGATATCTGTACAGCTAGCATCTTCAATGCGAATGTAAGTACGCCCACCATGTCCACTATCTCCACCTTCATAGCCGGTGGTTCCAGCGGTAACCTCTAGGAAATTAGCGCTAACAATATGCTTCTTAAAGATTGGGAATTCTGATCTATCAACTTTAATTGTTGAATAAGATACTTCATCAGGTTCTTCAATGTCGTGTTTCCACTCATCACCAAATTTCAATTTGAAGTATTCTTTTGGTAATTCAATAAATGGGTATTCTTTATTCATACGTTTTCATCCATTAATGTTGTTCAGGGTACTTGAGTCTTAAATACTCATCGTGCCAATAAAAGATTAAATCAGCCAATACTGGAGCGGTTTCCTTATACCAAATAACATCTTCTGGTACATGGGTTTTTAGATAGTCATTAAGCATATCAATATCCGCTTCTAACACTTCATCCACCTTTCTACTCACATAACAAGCGAATGACTCAATCCATGTAAACGCTGAATAAACTTCTAGATAGTTATCGTCATTAATTTCAGGGTATTTTTTACGAAAGAATCTATAAGCCTGATCAAGGATATCAAATTCAATTATTGATTTTTTCATATGTAATTTCTCCTTGAGCCCAAAAAGGACTCCAACTATTTAGCGAGAGCCCTAAATATTAATAATGATTTATGCACGTCTTCTAATTTGGATATGAAATAGGCACGCATCAATATAATAAATAGAGCTTTCGCTTCTTTTTAAGTTTTGTCACCATCGCTTATTAACGATTCTTGATAAGCAACTTCCTCTTTCCAGATGACATCAATAGGAATATCTAGAACAATGGCTAGTGAGTTTAGCGTCCTAAACTGAATCGCACTACCGATAACGCCATTTTCTATACGGTTATAATGCTGATGACAAACACCCATGTCTAGAGCAACACGATATTGTGAATATCCAAGTTTTTGTCTTGCGTTCACTAAGTACATACGAATTGGATGATACTTCATATATCGCTGCTCCTTTCTACGGTTTTGCCGCTTAAACTTTTACGCAAAGCGAGATGATCATTTTTCCGGTTTTCGCCTTTGCAATTAAATCTTATAATGAGAAAAATAAACTTATAAGATACAGCCTTTGAAACTATTTTTTGTTTGCTTTATACGCAACAATTTAACACTTATATACATAGTATATTAATAGTTGTAGCTCACTAGGTTTTATATAAGTTTGTTTGCGCGACATGTTGAAAACGTTCATTTTAAACACTAAAATATGGTTAAAGTGGCTATGAATATGGATGAAAAAATTGACAATAATGAAAAATTAGACGAAAAAGACGCTCAATCAACTTCTATAAACCCTACTCTTCAAAAGAAACTCGATGCACTAACTATAGAAGAAAAAGAGCAAATCGCAGCGTCATTAAAAATACTTGGTGAGACTTTTTCCAAAACTAGAATTGAATTGCCTAAAATCGAACTTCCTGAAGAGTTCTTTGAGACTGTTTCTTCAATCAATGAAGGGCTGAAACAAATAATTAAAAATACATCTCAAGTAATTGCTGCGTTGAATCTATCTTCCTTAGTAGAGAACATAACTGCTCCAAAAAGAGGAAGCGGTTATTACAAAGGGCTAGAAATTGAAAAGTATAGAAAGATTAGAAAAATCAAAGCTAAAGATCTTAGTGATGCTTTAGGAATTGATAAATCAACATTAAGCAAATATTCATCCGGAACAATTGACGTACCAGCATCAAAAGTAATTGAGATATCAGAACTATTAAATGTGTCACTAGACTTATTATTAAAAAGAAAAAACAGAGAACTCAACTTAGGCTATATCGGAAAAGAAATCTATCTATATGATTTTGATTATAAAAAGAAAGCATACGTGCCTACATCCACTACATACGCATTAGATAAAAATTTAGAGCCTTTAGAAGATAAGAACTTAATTGTTATTAGATATAAAAAGCCAATATATGAATTAGGACTTCCAAAAAACACTGTTCTATTCATAACTGAAGGATCTGAAGCTATTGCATTAGGATCAACTAAAAAGGTTGCAGTTTGTATTCAAGAAAAAATAGGAGATAACATTATTGAATATTTCTCGTATGTAGAGCCTTTAAGAAATCCTACTTCAGATAAAGATTATTCAAGCGTTATTAATTACACATATGTAAGAGATGGCGAGACATTCACAACCAGGTTATCCACTTTACAAAAAATGGTGAAATTTGTAATTCATAAAGCAGTAATAGATTTCTAAATAGCATACCTCCATCACCTATTATTAAATTGTCTCCTCACATATACTAAAAGCGGATATGAAATAGGACCATCATGGTCAAACGTCTTCTTTAGTAGAAATACTGAGGAGACTTTTTTATGTTTAAAGATAACGAAATGGTTTGGGCACTCGCTAAACCATTAATAGATAGATTGTTTAAAGAAGGAATTATCAACTTTGAAGAGTGGTATTTTATGATTCTTTCTTTAAGGAAAAAGCTGGGGCTTCTTACCTTTTAAGTTGGGATTGTTTCAGTCACTATATTACTTGATATTATCAAGTAAATACGCGATATATATGTTAAGGAGAATGTAACATTATGGAAAATAACACTACTATTACGGTCATTCCTAAAAAAGAAATCTACACGATCAATATTAATAGTGATGCCTCTATTAAAAGGCGCGTAGCGGCATACGCTCGTGTTTCTACTGATTTAGAAGATCAAAAGAATTCGTTTAACGCACAATTAGAAGAATATCAGAATCGCATTTCAAGAAATCCTAACTGGGAATTCGTAAAGCTATATTCAGATGAAGGCTTGTCTGGAACCTCAATTAAGAAAAGGAAAGGGTTTCAGGAAATGATACACGATGCTCTTCATGGAAAGATTGATTTGATATTAGTTAAATCTATCTCAAGATTCGCTAGAAATACAGTGGATTGTCTTAAGACTGTTCGTGAACTTAGAAAGAAAAACGTGGAGGTCTTCTTTGACAAAGAAAACATATCCACGAATGACACTAAGGTCGATATGATGCTCACCATATTTGCATCATTTGCTCAGGAAGAATCAAAATCCATTTCTGAAAACGTGAAATGGGGTGTCAGAAAAAGAATGGCGAAAGGACAAAGAAAAATGAATGTATCCACCACTCTAGGTTATAAGGAAGATGATTTAGGAAATATCATCGTCGATGAATCAACAAAAGACATAGTTATTAAAATCTTTAATCTATATGCCGCTGGTTATAAATATCGAGAAATTGCCAAGATTATGACTGAAGCTGGTTATAAAACCGGATGCGGTCATGATGAATGGAAGATGCATGATGTCGAAGCCATTATCACTAACGAAAAATATGTTGGTGATTTCACTATGCAAAAAACTGTTGTGGTAGATTTCTTAGACCACCGAGCAGTTAAGAACGATGGTATTGAAGAAAAATACGTATTCAAGAATCATCATCAGGCCATCATCGATAGAGAAAAGTTTAATGAAATCCAGATGATTAAAAGATCTAGATATGACACCAAGTTAAACAATAAACCAAGTATCAATTTGCTTGCTGGCATCTTCTATTGTGAGCATTGTCTTAGACCAATGAAAGCAATCACACTTCATCCTGGTAAAAAATATGCAAGGAGAATCTATACCTGCAAGGTTACTTATAAGTCATCTATCAACTTTATTAAGTGTGATGCAAACTCGGTTGTTGACTTTGAATTAGTAAACACCGCGATTACCAGAATCTTCCATAAGTTCTATGAGCCTCCTAAAGATTTAGATTCAACAATTACTGAGTCGTATCAATCTGCAGTTAGTGCAATCTTAGATAAGATAGAAAGCTTTAGAGGTTTAATCGCTGAGTCCGAAGAAAAGATGAGAACTTTAATTAAACTTCAGATGAGCGAAAAAGACATTACAAAATATCAGTCCGAATTCAATGTCTTGAAAGAAAATGTCAATTTCTATAAAGAAGAGATTGTTAAACTTCGACAATCAATCGGCGAAGAAAACAAACAGTATCAAATCAATAGAAAGATTTGTGAATATATCGCTACTGGAACCATATCCCACGAGGTATTGAGTTCCTTTATTAGAGGAGCGATTAGAAGAAAAGACAATTCAGTCAGATTTATTATCAGCGATGAACAAGTCGCCATTGATGGCACCACTATCGATGCCTTATTAGAGATAAAGTCAATATATTCCGACAGCGTGGTAGGAGTTAACTCCACGCTTCAATTTGATGTCATAAAGTTAGGAGGAAAAGCTGATGATTAATACATTGCATAAAGTTATTCCAGGAGAAAGATTAAAGGTAGCTGCCTATGCTAGAGTTTCTTCTGATAAAGATCTAATGGAAGCATCTTTGAATGAGCAAATAGATTTCTATACAAGAGCCATTATTCAAAACAATAACTGGGATTTTGCGGGTATTTATTATGATGATGGCGTTAGCGGTACCACCATTTCAAAGAGAAAAGGTTTCATCAAAATGGTCAACGACGCTAAAGCTGGATTAATAGATATTATACTTGTTAAATCAGTATCTAGATTCTCAAGAAACTTAATCAATTTATTGGAAACGGTTAAGGAATTAAGAAAGATTGGAGTTGAGATATTCTTTGAACAGCAAAACACATCATCTCTTGATGTTAAGTGTGATCAGATGATAACTCTGTACGCTCAGTTTGCAGAAGAGGAAGCCATCAGTGTCTCCCAAAATCAAAAATGGAGATTAGAAGTTGATAGAAAAGCTGGAAGATACTATATCGACGCTAATAGGATGCTTGGCTTTAGCTTTGATGAAAATAAGAAAGCCATCATCAATGAAGAAGAAGCCAAAGTAGTTAGACTTATTTTCGCACTATACCTAGATGACATGGGCGTCACCGCAATAGTTGATTATCTAACTAAGAATGGAATTAAAAACAAAAGAGGATTTGTATCATGGAGCATTACAAGTGTCAGATACATCCTCAAGAATGAAAAATATGTCGGTGACTGTCTTCTTGTTAAACGTTATAGCGAAGATCCTTTAACCAAAAAGAGAGTCTATAATCATGGTCAAAGAGACCAATACTATATTAAGAATGGCCATCAAGGGATTATTGATAGAGCCACTTGGGATGCAGTTCAAGAGAAATTTAGAGTCGCTGGCGAAAAATATAATGTTCATAGCTATGCTAGACAAAATATGGGACAGGTGCGTATTAGATACGAATTTGTTGGTTGGATTCTATGTCCATACTGTGGAAGAAACTATATTGTTAAGACAAACCACTATAATGGCAAGCCTACCCATAAGCATTTAATGTGTTATTCAAATCACCAATACAAGCTCTGTAAAAGTGAAAACTATCCACTTGATGTTTTTAATCAAATACTTACAAAGCAAATCAAGATATTAAAATCCAATATACCATCGTTAAATGAACTTCTAGTTGATAAATTCAGTAAGGATGAACAAGAACCTATAATTGAGAGAATCAAGGCACTAGATAGTCAAATTGAATCATTGAGAACCAAATATAATGACATCAAAGATTATCACGATGATTATTTCACATCTCTTCAAAAAGAAACACTCAATAAGATTGGCGAATTAACCAAGGAAAGAACCGATCTTCAGAACAGTGTTTCTCCTAAGACTCCATCAGAAAGAGCTAAAGAGATAATTAATAAACTCAAAGCGCTTCCTGATGAGTTTGACGACGTTGAAAGCATTGACTTCAAGTCGGTTTTCTCAAGAGTGGTAATTGTAGATAAAGGATTAATATATTTTGTTATCAGTGATGGGGAATTAACTAATCCATCACTACGTCCACAATTATTCTTTAAATCATCAATTGAATATAGGATTAGGAAATCAATATTCAGAACAGATTTTGGAATCTATATAAGATAAGAATTACAGGATCATTAAGAGATACCACATAGTGGTATTTTTTTATCCATTCTAAATAGTTTTTGCTAAAACAGCGCCTCTTAAAAAAATACACAAAAATTTTCAGCTAAATTAAGTATGAAGGATTTAATTCTCTTTATACTTATTTGCTTGAATGCACCATTCATAATTCAATTGCCGCTTTTAATATCAGATTTAATTAAGAAACAAAGTATTATTGAATTCATTATTAATCTTGTATTCTTCATCATCACAATCATTTGTTTTATTTGTAATACTGATACAAGAACCAACATTGCTTTGTTTTTAATTCAATTGTTATTAATTAATTTAGCCAAAATAAATAAAGGCATTTAGTGCGACTAAACGGAATTGAACTTCTATACTCAAAGTAGTGATTTGAACTCAGGTGTTTTGTTGTGGTCTGGTGTCAAAAGCAGGGATTCAGCCTGCCCCAAAAGAAAAAGCGACAATTTTGCCTTCATAATACAAAGTATTATGGGATTGTCGCAGTCACTTTATGATGGTGCAGATGACAGGAATTGAACCTGCACGAGTCTCCTCACTAGATTCTAAGTCTAGCGCGTCTACCGATTCCGCCACATCTGCCTTTATGGTGCCGACGACAGGACTTGAACCCGCAACCTACT